GCAAACCACCTAGAAGGTCATCAGCAATACTTTAGTCGCAGCGCTTCCCGGCGCCGAGCTGGTATCGATTGTATTGAGGCTCAGAACCGTGCTGCTGTAGGTCATTGCAGGAGCAACCGTTTCAAGAACTCCCCCCACTGCGGATCCAAGAACTGAAGTAGTTGCCGGGAAAGTCAATCTCAGACCTAGCAGATTGCCCGTTCCGATCTTGGCTTGCACCGTGGTAGCGGAAAACGTTCCATCGAATCTGGAAACGGTCTTAAATGCCTTGGTGCTCGCTTTGACCCCAGATTCTCCTGCCCATGTCAGGTTCTCGGTGATCGTGAACCCCATTATGTCAGTGCCTGTGAGCTTAAGAGCACCCGTGGCCGTGTTGTTCATGGTCACTATGACGTTTCTTGTAGTGTCAGGATTTGTCAGGAATCCGCCATTCGTGGGCAGCAGAAGGAAATGGGTTGTGGCATTGAACTCATTTTTCACGGCGGCGTGTATCTGATCATCATCAGAGTTTTCGGCAACCGCCAGCGTCTGGATCACAGGATATCCTACGCCGGGATACCACGCGGCGGATGAAAGCCCTGCCATAAGAAGCAGAGCCAAACAGATGGGAGCGAGCCTCATCTAAGGCACCAGCACGGCAAAGGGATATCTGCTACCATCTGTGGTCTGGACCTGGTTCTCCGGGTTCGGCAATGCCCAGCCCAACCTGCATGTGACCCTCATGGCCAGCATATCCTGCTGAATCAAGTTGAAGACAATGGCCCCAGAATCGTCGGTTATTACACCCTGATCGAAGATCTTGAAGGTGATGTCCTGTCTCCAGGAGTAAACGGCCTTCTTCCAGTCGCCTGCGATCATGAGAGCCACGGAGGGATCAAGAGCGCCATTAGCGGGGAAGGAGACCGGCACGCCCGCGATACTCATCTTGGTTGGAGAAGTCATGTCCTGCTGGTAGAGAAGCTGGCCATCGGTCCCTCTTATGCCTCTGAGGGCTGCCTTTTGGGACAGAGCGCCAACTATGCCGTTGACCTCATAGCCATCGGCCTCTACCAGGCTGAATAAGCCACCCGGTCCAAGGACAGCATCATACAGGTCGGAGAATGTCAGACCGGAACCCACGGAAGCGGATAGATCTATGGTCTGGCTGGCAGTTCCGGCAGCAGTTACGATTCCAGCGGGCCAGGACGTTGGCTTATTGGTGCCGTGAATGATAGCGGCATCAATGGTCTTTCCTATGGCTTCTGACAGGCGTGGGGCAACTTCTGCCCAGAAATCATAACCGCCCCCGGTCATGTCGTCTACCACAGCAGCAGGAATGGGCACAATGACAGCCAGTTCTTCTGCGGTAATTGTGGAATAGGACCAATTCTGCTTTGTGGTCTTCTTCAAGCCATCTGCATATGTGGCGCCGCTGTCTGTTCCTGCCTCACCAGACACGAAGTAAGCCGTGGGAAACAGGCTCATGACCGGAAGATGAGTGGTCTTCGTGGGCATGTTGTTCAGCCTAGTCATCTTCGGCAGGCAGAAAGACTGCTCAACGGCAGTCTGGATGATCTCTTTGCTATACGTGGTCGGGATCAGGTCGCTTACGCCCGCCCGACTAACTATGTTATTGTAGTCTGTGGAATTTGTGGTCATAAAACCTCTATCGGCCCCCGCCTCGTCCAGCGGCAGCGTATATCAGGTTGTTCATGAAATCGTTCTTGCCCTGAGACGCTTCGCCGCCCGCTGGCGTTGGGTTGCCTATTTGCTTGCGTTTCTCTAGCTTCGCGCCAAAATCGGAAGCAATTGATTCAATACTAGCAGCGATAGACTTCTCATCGTTGCCTGTAACATACTTTATGAGATTGATGGGAAGAGATTGGCCGTCCTTCATCTTGAACTCGGAGTACATGGTGATCCTGAGTTCTTTGGCACCAAATTCCGCTATCTGGTTCTTGATGTCGGCAGTTTCCCTCTTGGCGTCATCTCTTTCTTTCTGGAGCCTTTCAGATTCCGATAGCTTAGCATTCTCGGCGGCGGTGAGCTTTTGCTTTAGCTCATTGTAATCCTTGAACTGCTCTCGAACCGCCTTCCTTTCATTGGAAAGCAACTTTCCAAGCTTCTTCTTCTGTTCAGGCGTAAATTCGATATCGTCAGATTCCGGCTCTGGCGTGGTTGCCGATGCCTCCGGGGATTTGTTGTCTGGCGTCGGAGTCACGCCAATAGCCTCATTTTCTGTCATGTGGATTCACCAAACTTTGTCGCAAGTTCGCAGCGAAGTAGAATCGTTAACGGACGATTCACGGACCGAAGTATTAGACTGATTATTATTGGAGCGAAAGATTGATATGCTATTAGATCCTATTGTGTACTATGCCGACGATTGACGCAAGTTCTCGGGCAATTGAAGCGCTAAACGAAGTCCGTGATATAATGATAGCAACTTGGCCGAATGAATGGAAATGCAGGGCAGACATAAACGCGAGCAATGCCATTTTGTATATGCGCGAAGGCAAACATAGGTGGTAGATCATGCCAATGGTGTATCTTTCCGATCAGGCGAACCTAGAACTTGAAAAGTATCGCCTGCAAGTGAATCGAGAAACTAATATCGCGTGTGATCGAAGCGATGCGATTTTGAAGCTGATTAAGGAGAAGGCAAACACCCCCGATGCCTATTTAAAAGATCGGGAAATGACAGAGTTAGAACGGACCCCGCTATTAAACCAGATCAAGGAGAAAGCATGAATCAAGATGATTTCCTCGATCTGATAATCACCGAAGGCGAATTGGCCAGAAGAGATCCTACCAGAGCGGCCCGAATTGCGTTCCAGGCAAAGACCAGATTTGAGGTATTTGTCCTGGATGACATTGATAAGATATTTGCTGTTGACATTGGCGGGGATTATTCGATTGTGGATTCCTATGCCAAATTGTGGGAGATGTATCAAGATGTATGCTAAGATCGTGGGGGCAGGAGAATACAGTGGCGTAACTATAGAACTATTGGAAAGAGGCAAACGTGTTTATTATCGGATATACGATGAAACCACCAGATTTCACAATGTCCCGGTTCATGACGTGCACGCCCCATACAGTTTTATGGATTACTATAAAAATGGACGCAAAATGGGAAAGGCGCGTATATTTCCATCAGTTGATGATTGGCCTATTTAGACTTCCCCTTCCTTTTCCCCTTGCTATCATAATGGGGCATTTCTTTCTCTTCATGCCCTTTGCCTTTCTTACCATCTTTGGACATCAGAACATCCCCCCTTGCATTTTCACTTCTTCCAATATCTGCTTTTGGTCTGCATCGGCCTGATCATCTGTCAGCCTGTAAATACGCTTTGCGGCGGCCTTCGAAGAGGTGATCTTATTCATCACTCCAGTTGACTCGATTTGCATCTGTTGGAATTCATCATTCGGCAGTCCATCATGCCAGTCAATTCCGATCTCATTCTCCTTGAGATCAATGCCAGACAATTGCCCGGCCAGCCAGATTATCTTCTTAACGGCCGGATCGATATTCAGCCGGAGCCTTTCCACCCTCTTGAGTGGTGCCATCATGCGCAGCCGGAGGGAGGTTCCCGACTCCGCGCTACCGCTTATGGATTGCCCAAACGCCTGCGGGCAAGTCTCCGAGATGGCATAAAGCTGATCCATCAAGAATTGGATTTCTTGGAAGGAAGCTGAAAGCTGCCCATCCCAGGTGATATATGCAGGGAGAGATTGGCCTTCCACAATTGGGAAAACTTTCAGGTTGCTATCATAATTCATCTCGCCGGTGTTGGGGTCTTTGGTCAAAGCATCTTCGGGGACACCCATTGCTGGTTCGCTGTGGACATCGAGTATCCTGCCCAGCCTGGTGAGTCTGGTTTCTAACCGCCTTATGATCGGGTCCAGTGGAGTGTAATCATCCATGCCCCATTGGTCGGTTGTGGTCGTCAGGTTGAGGAGAGGGACCACAAGGAAGTCGTCTATCTCGGTTTTGTCTATCTCTACTTCACTTGCCTCCGATGCGATCTTGCCATCTTTGAAAGCATACTTCCGGGTTTCGACCTCTCCTCTTCTGTGAATCTCACAATGCAGATAGGTCTCCGGGACGTTACCCACAAACTCTTCTGCCGTCCAGACCAACAGATGCTCGACAATCTGCCCGCCGGAGTCCTGGATAGGAAACCATTTGGAAGGCGCTATGGCCTGCACATGCACTCGATCGTTGACATCCTTGTAGATCTTGATAGGCCCGACACCAAACCTAGACATGTCCAGGAGCCCTTTGTAGGCTTCGGGCCACAGGCCAGTATCACGCCTAAGCTCCTTCACCGCGTCTAGATTAGCATCGTCTACTTTGACATCTGGGGTCTCGCCTATGAGCAGGTCGGGCCACAGACAGGACAATCGTCTATGCCAATTGAGTATCAGGATGATCTTCTGATGTTCTGCTGCCGAATTGTGAAACAGTCGAAGCAATCCAGTATATACTTTTGTGTGGTTGCCCTCAAACAAATCCGTATTTTGCTGATAGAGCGTGAGCCTACTTTCGGCTTCTTTCGGAGGCCAAATGGCGCCTTTGAATAGAATAGAATCGGTGGAATAAATCATATTAGCCTCATTGATCGAAGTTCCTTGGCCGCTGCTCTCGCGATATACCGGTTGCAATCCATGATGTGGTCCGGGCTTCCCGATCCCCCTTTCATGAACATGTCAATGCCCTGCGCTTGCTTCTTTTCGTCCCATCTCAAGTCGCTTAGGCCCCAAATGGTCTTTTCGCACTTGTCAAAGATCTTCCACCTTCCAAGAGATAGCAGCGTGGTGACATCTTCCACACCGGGAAGGATCGCATTATCGGCACTATGCACGCCCTGCAATTGGGGATATTTGCTTTGCCTGATTTCGCGCTGGAATCCTGGCTCTTCTGGAGGGACTAAGATCTTTTGGGGAAATATTGGCTTTCCATTCCAATAGCACAGCCGGGCCAAATCTTCTATGTACTCTGAATTGGTCTTTTGCTTTTGCTCTGTTTTGCTGTCCCAATAAGTCTCTTTCAGGCAGTACCAGACTCCACCAGACAGACCCCAAAGGGCAGCACAAAAGGGGTTACTGATGCCGTAATCCATGCCCACAAGAAACTCTATGAAATTGTCAGGAACTTGCGAGACCACAAAACCGGCTTTAGGATCTTCGTCAAAGAAGGAGAAGACACGGCCTTCTGCAGCTACCCAAAGACCTTCGATAAATCGCCGGTAAAGGACGGTACCTTTGGGATATTTCTTTTTCAGTGATGCGATATAAGAAGGATCTAGGAAAGTGTTTTCATCGAGGATAAACCGCCAGGATCGCAGCTCTTTCCTGCCATCCAGTGCTAAACCAAGTTCTTCTTCTCGATCAATCAGCTGCTTGATGTAATGCTGTGGCGGGCCAGGATTCATTGATCCGACAAAGATTGAGCCTTCGTCTGAAAGCCTGGTATCCAGCATCTCAAAGAAGTTTCGTGGCCAGGTAACAACCTCGTCGCCAAATGCTGCTATTAGAGATTCGCCCTGGATTCTCTCAATCGCGCCTTCGTTTGTGGCTCCTTCCACCCAACACTCGCGACCAAATATCTTAAGCGTCTTGGTGCTGCTATTGTATTTTATGTGGCCCGGGAATTTCATTTGCAAGGGCACTATGAAGTTTCGCCTCAAGGCCCCAAGAGTCTTGCCTATAAACTGGATATTTCCAGGAGGGAGTCGCTTTACGGCCTTTAGGGCACAATACTGCTGAATCTCAGTCTTGCCGCTTCTCACCGATCCGTACATCAGCGTTTGGCGGGTCTTCAGGCAATCCAGGTAAACATCTGCCTGTTTGGGTAGAAATGGCATGGGTCTCTAGTGCATCCGTGAATTTGGCGAGCAACTTTTCATCGCCATCTGGGTCGCCTGGCTCTTCTTCTCTCCTTTGTTCCAAGAGACGTTCCAGAGCAGCGGACCATTTATCCATCTTGTAAGGATCGGCTATGCCTGCTAATAGCCCTTTGTGAATTGTAATGGCTTCATCGATGAGGGAAAGCCTCTGATCGGGGGTAAAAGTTATGACATTTATAGGCGCTCTTGTTGTCGGTTTTTCTGTTGAAACTTTGGGAGTAGAACTTTTATGAGACTTGCCGCGCCTATCTTTGCGGCAAATCCCCGCCTTTTTCCCTATCTGGCTAATAGTTCCCTTTCGGGTCTTGTTTCCTAAGTGCTTTATAGCGATTTCTTCATAATCAAGCCGATCTTCCTTTAGATCATCGATTATCGCCTGCTTGATTTCTTCAGAGATAGCCACATGATATCACCAAATAAGTAGAAAATGTGCCGGTTTCCACCGGCAACACAAGTGAATTTAGGTTAAAACTTTCCCGATAGCAGAGAGGGTTAAGCCGTAACTAGGAATGAGGGCGCGTCATGCGCCCCAGGATGTATGTTCCTATGAACTAGAAAGCACAAGAGAGCCACATAATCGCAGTCCAACTCTGCAATTTACGAAGGTGAATGAAAAGGAGGTGGTTCTCTTGGGCATATCGGTAAGGTGCCGATAATCAGGTTACATGATGCTTCCAAAATCTCGCTTTCTCATCAGGCTCATCGTCCCACAGGAAGGGGAAATTCGGGGAAGGTGGATTGGGCCGATTGATATGGACTTTGGAAGGCATGGGGAAAACCTCACGAAAAGTAGATAGAATATATAAATGAAATCCGGTATATCCGCCCGGAAGCGTCTAAGCTTTACAGGAGCGAATCATATTGGATAGCCTCAGATTCTTGGCTAAATCGGATATTTGCCTTTCCGGTCTTGGCTTGCCATCGTTCCAGACCGTGCATTTGCATGCTGTATAACCGCGATGATCTGTAAAAGCAACCTCAAAACACTCATTGCAAAGAGCTTGCCCCAAAATATTAACCCAAATCTCTTCGCCCGTATCACGATTGCATGCTTGATATCTTTCTTTGATATCGGATCGGGTCCAAGATTGGTTCGTGCGGTTTACATGTCCTTCGTGGGCAAAGCGTCCTTTCGGCCAACCTGCTTGAGAGACATGCATGCAAAAAGGTAATAAACCTAATAGTATAAATACCTTTCTAGTATCCGGTGTGTTTGCAACTCAGTCGTTTACTCGTCTTAAGTCCTCTTGGTCTTATACTTTTGTTAGGTATATACTTATAAGCCAACGGATCAATATCGATCAACCTATAACGCATGACATTGTTCGCTTTTTCGAGTTCTCTTATACGTTCGTCTTTTTTGGTAATAATATTCCGAAAAAACGCTTCGTCACATTTCTCTTTTTCCGGTGAGAACAATTTCTTAATTTTATTCTCTTTGATGTCCTTCTCCAGTCGATCTAAAAGTTCCATAGACCGGCTATTTACCTTGAACCATTCACCGTTTACACGTGCTCCGAGTAAACCTAACTCTCCGTGAATCCATTCTTCCAATTCTTCTTGACAGTTCGTTTCAATATATCCTGCCAAAAGTAACGCGACCGGAGAACCCGTAGATAACGCTTTTATTCTACGTTCTAAATTGTTCGTAAAACCGATTTTCACGAATGGCAGAACTTCTCTCCAAATCTTACTATCATATGTTATAAAATATACATATCCCATATTCGTATCTCCCGGCATACTCCCGGAACATTTAGCGAGGAAAGCGATCCGGGAGAACCGCTTAAGGCCGTCGCCTTTTCCTCAGTTAACTAAGGTCACTGATACTATTTATAGGTTACTGAATGGACTTCATTGCATCGCGGCCAACCGGCCTTGGGAACTTTCATACCACCCTCCATAATCTCTCATCCATAACTTCCCCCTGCCACTTCAACCTGCATAAATCACCCTGTATGACCTTTAGAGGAACTTCGAGTTCCTCTGCTATAATCTCAGCAGTGCATGGACTTTCCTTGATCCTTGCCCGTATCAGGCCTATCCTGGAGGGCTTCGGATGTATACCAAGGTCGGCCTTTAGATAGAGTACTGTTCTGTTCGATAAATTGAACTCCAGGGCAATATCGCCAGTTGATGCCGTTGGATTCTGCTCGATGTAGGCCGCAATGGCTTTTCGCTCCTGGTTTCTGATTTGCTGCTTCATAGTTTCCACCAATATCGCCTTCCATGATTCCAATCATTGTCTATCCAATATGACACCAAATCATTCATCATTAATTGGGTCAGCCTCCGGCCATAATTCGAAGTGTTGGTCTCATTGAGCAATTTCGCAATCTGATATTTGTCAATTGCCTCCATTCGATTTGTTGGCAGCACGTCCAATATTTCTGT